ATTTTTTCAGAAACAACTGAAACTTTAGATAATCTTACAGCATATGAAGGTTCAACATATAAGTTCTATACTACTGCTAGAGGTGATTCTGATACAAGAGCATTAGTAGATTCTGACTATGTTCGGTTACGTGCTGACTCTGATTATGTAAAATCAATTGCAGACTCTGATTATGTAAAATCAATTGCAGACTCTGATTATATCAAGACGGTTACAAGTTTCCCGAGCACTAATCTCGATAATAGTTCGGTAACTGTTACTGCTGGTAAAGGTCTGTTAAATGGTGGAAGCGTTGCTCTTGGTTCTGCTGTGACTCTTAACATCGACTCTGCGAATATTCAGAGTTTTACACTTGATTCTGGTGAAGTAACAAACCTTATCGACTCTGCCTATGTTCGACCACTAGCACGTGCAGCAATTGTAGCAGGAACAAATATTACCTATGACTCTGCTACTGGTGTAATTTCTGGTGCTGCTTCACTAACTGTTAAAGATGAGGGTTCTGCTCTTACAACTTCAGCAACCGCTCTTAACTTTGTCGGACCTGGAGTAACAGCTTCTGGTAGTGGTGCAGAAAAAACAATTACCATTGAGGGTTCTGCTCCTTCCTTTGCCGTTGCGCTGAATCTTTTGGATTCAACTGGTAGAGCAGGAACTGATATTCCATCTGCACTTGGTGTTGGTGATCCGGTATTCTATGACTCTGATGCTGGTTACTGGACTGGCGCTAAGGCAGACTCTGCTTCAACAGCATCTCACGTCATTGTGGAATATAGCACCAGTAACAGCAACTTTAAGATTGCTCAGACTGGTGTGTTTACACTTGACTCTAACTCTGGTTCGCCGACGTTCTTAGATAACTCTTATTACTATATTAGCGATTCTTCTGGCGTACCTACTCCTACACAACCTACAACTGGTATCTTCCAAGCACTTTACTATGCGCTTGACTCTGATACGATTGATATTAACTTAGGCGATCCAGTAGAGATTGGTGTAGGAACAACAGATGTTGAACAATTCCCTGCTGTAAGTCAGGGCGCTACTGTATTAACACTTACTCAATCAATTGATACTGCTAGAACTGATGTATTCAAGAATGGTGTATTACTGAGAGAAGGGGCATCGCAAGACTATGCGATCAACTCGCCTACTCAAATCACTATGGTGGATGCACTTGATGACTCGGATCTGATTAGTGTTAGAAGCACAGTACTTGGAACTACTCTGAATACAGCAACTACTGTTATCTCTGGAACTACAGCTAGTGCACCAAATCCTTCTGTAACAGGTGATGCTAATACTGGTCTGTTCTCTGCCGCTGCAGATACTGTCAGTATCGCCACTGGTGGTAGTGAAAGATTAAAAGTTACTAATAGCGGAATTGAAACCACTTCTGGTATTAGTGGCGATCTTACATTAAATAGCGGTGTTGGTATTCCGAATAATAAAGGTTTTGGTACGATTGGTGCTAGTGATATTAGATTTAATATTGATTCTGGTAACACTGGTACTGTGACGTTTAACTCTAATCAAAACTTAGTAGTTGGAACAACTGGTAACGCTGCATTAACACCATATATTGGCACTTCATTTACTATTCTTGCGTTTAATAACGATGCAAATAGCGATAGAACTTTGACTGTACAAGCAGATACTGGTGATACACTACACTTTAGTTCGACTAACGTAGTTACCGTATCTTCTCAAAAAATGGCTATTATTAGTGGTATGGTGTTCGATGCTGATGATTTAGTTCTTTCCTCTGTATCTCTTGACTCTAGCTTAACATTCTAAGGATAAACAATGGCTAATCCATCTACTAGACAAGGTTTAATTGACTACTGCTTGAGAAAGCTAGGTGCACCTGTCATTGAGATCAATGTTGACGAAGAGCAATTAGAAGATAGAGTTGATGAAGCATTACAGTTCTATCGTGAGTACAATTCTGATGCGCTTGTTAAGACTTTTTTAAAGCATCAGGTTACTGCTGATGATGTAACAAATAAGTATATCTCAGTTAATGATAATGTTTTATTTGTACAGAGACTCTTTCCTGTTAGCGGCGATACAACATCATCTAATTTATTTGGATTAAAGTATCAGTTATTCTTAAATGATCTGTATGACTTAAATACATTTGTCGGTGATCTGGCATATTATGAGCAGATGCAACAGTATGTTTCATTAATTGATATGAAGCTAACTGGCGCTCCTCTGATCACATTCTCTAGAAATCAGAATCGTATCTATATTCATGGTGAGTTTGAAGAAGGTACAATTAAAGCAGATGATTATATTGTCTTTGAGACCTATCAGCAAATTGATCCTGAAACATATACGGATATATACAATGATATTTCACTAAAAGAATATCTGACTCAGCTGATTAAACAGCAATGGGGTGCTAATCTGATTAAGTTTGAAGGTATGCAACTTCCTGGCGGTGTACAGCTAAACGGCAGACAGTTATATGACGATGCAACACAAGAGTTGGAGAGATTGAGAGAACAAATGAGATTGACCCATGAACTTCCTGTAGACTTTTTTGTAGGATAATCTGACTATGAGTTTATTCTTCAACGCTCCTTTACCTTTTATTGCTGCTTCGGGTGCTGCGACTTGGGATGGAACTGGCGTTGAAATCCTACTCGTTGCCGGAGGCGGCGGTGGCGGCCACAGCGCTAATGGGGGTGGCTTCGGGGGCGGCGGAGGCGGCGGTGTTGTCCTGCTGACCAATCACACCTTGAATCTTGCTACCGAATACTCAGGGATCACGATTGGTGCTGGAGGCGCTGGCGGCAACCCCGTCGCAACCGCTAACGGCTCAAACACTACAGGGTTCGGTAAGACTGCCCTTGGAGGTGGCGCAGGAGGGAATCGTTCCAGCGGCTCCGACGGCGGCTCTGGTGGCGGCTCTGGTCGTCCAGAAGAAAGCACGTCAGGTGGATCGGCGACACAGCCCGGTCATGCCTCAGGCGGCTTGGGTAATAATGGTGGCAGCGAAGGCTCAAACCGGACCAGCTTTGACGGCGGTGGTGGTGGTGGTGGTGGCGCTGGCTCTGCTGGGTCAGACGGTAATGCTGCTAACGGGCAGAATAGTGGTGGCGATGGCGGATCAGGTTACGTTTGGATCGACAGCCAAACCTACGGCGCTGGCGGGGCCGGTGGCGGCGGCGGTGGCACTGGCGGGTCTGGTGGTACTAATGCAGGCGACGGCGGCTCGAATAGCTCGACGACAAGTGTGAGGAACGGTGGCGATGGCGTGGCTAACTACGGTGGCGGTGGTGGTGGTTCTTCTGCCGGTTTCTCTGGTAGTAGCTACTCAAATCATGCTGGCGGTAGTGGTGGTTCAGGCTCTATTCGCATTTGGATACCAGTAGCTGGGTACACCGACTACACCGCTGGCACTCCTGCTAATGTCTCTTCCTCGGCTCTTACATATAATAGCACAGTAGGCACACTCTTAACTGTTACTGGCAACACTACACTTACGTTTAACTAGGATAAACAATGCCAAGAAATCCATACATATCACAGACAGTTAGATCAGAACAGGATCTCTATGAAAATATTATCATAGAGTCGATTAAGATCTATGGTCAGGATGTGCAGTATATGCCTAGAACACTTGTCGCTGAAGATAAAATCTTTGGGGAAGATGTTGTCTCTAGATTCGACGATGCATACACTGTTGAAATGTATCTGGAGAATATTGACGGGTTTGAAGGCGATCAGGAATTATTTACTAAGTTTGGGGTAGAGATTCGTGACAGAGCGACTCTGCACGTCTCCAGACGATCCTGGGACCGACTTGTAGGATATAATGTAGATTATGACAGACCAAGAGAAGGTGACTTAATCTACTTACCACTGTCAGATCAAATCTTTGAAATCATGAGAGTGGTTGATGATAAACCATTCTATCAATTATCAAATCTTCCTACCTATCGTATGGAGATTGAACTGTTTGAATATGGTGATGAAGACTTTGATACAGGTGTTGAATCTATTGATGAAGTGGAAGCAATAGGTAATCGTATTAAACTGACTCTGGCAGCATCCAGTTCAAATGGATTTAAGCTTGGTGAGAATATTGAATATGTTGTAGATGTTGATGCTGGAACTAAACTGATAGCAGAGATTGTCAACTGGGACGCATCTACAAATATTTTAGAAGTTGCACATGTAGGTTCTACTGATGGTTTATGGAGAACGTTCTCGGCAGGTACTACAATTACATCTACTGAGACAAGTATTACAAAAACGATTAATTCTATTGGTGATGAATTACAGCAGGTATTCAGTCAGAATGATGACTTTGAAACAGAAGCAGATGGTTTCTTAGATTTCTCTGAAGGAAATCCGTTCGGAGAGGTGACCAAATATGTTTAATCAGCATTTCTATCACGAAAAGATTAGAAAGTGTGTAGCAGTCTTTGGTACACTGTTTAACAACCTCTATGTGCTTCGTAAGGACTCATCAGGCGCTGTTATCAGTCAGATGAAGGTTCCGCTGAGTTATGCTCCTAAGCAGAAGTTCTTGGAACGTATACGTGAAACTGAGGATATGTCTGATGCTAAGTTAGCGGTCAAATTGCCAAGAATGTCTTTTGAAATGACATCTTTATATTTTGATCCAACCAGACAACTGCCAAAGACAAACAACTTTACACGTCAGGTCACAACAGATAATTCTAAGAGAACTAAGTTTTTTACATCTGTTCCATATATTTTAAACTTTCAATTGAATATCTTATCTAAGACAAATGAAGATGCAGTACAAATTTTAGAACAGATTATTCCGTTCTTTAATCCTGCATATACAGTCACGATGAAACCATTTTCTGACTATGCTGATATTACCGAGGATATTCCCGTATCTTTAATTGGATTATCTTTCTCTGATGATTATGAAGGACAGCTAGAGAGCAGAAGAACAATTATCTATACTCTAGATTTTGAAATTAAAACCAGCTTCTTTGGTCCTATCTCCAACTCTGCTGTTATTCGTAAATCGATTGTTGACTTTACTGATCCGGATACGAATGCACTTCTGGAAAGAATTACTGTTGAACCAAATCCTAGTGATTTAAATATTATCGCAGATAGCGATTTCTCAACAACTGTAAACTATATTATCCCAGGTAAAGGTGATAGTGCCTGATTATAAATACATATAAAGATTTTATTTAAGGAAAGT